TATAGGTAAGGTTAGAACCGGTAGACTATCGGTTATCGATCCACCTATCCAAACCATTCCTAGAACGGGTTGCTTACGAACGATCATAGTTCCAGATAGCGGGGACTCGGTCCTTATCGCGGTTGACTACGAAAAGATCGAGCTATGTATTATGGCTTGGCTAGCCAACGATCACGTAATGGTAAGAGAGTTAATCGAAGGTATGGATCTACATACCCGGATGGCCCTCACCGTTAGACTTGGAAGGGATCCAACCGATCAAGAATTTGCTGATCTGTTTGACACCGTAGGCAAAGACGAAAGGGCGATAGCTAAGGGCGTTAACTTTGGCGTACCCTACGGTAGATCCGCAGACGCTATAGCGGAAGCTAACCCCGAAGTCTTCCCTATGAAGCTTAACAGAACGCAGCGTAAGGCTAAGGTTCAAGGTTGGATGGATTACTATTTCGCTAAGTACGAAGGTATAACGGAGTATCGCGAAAACCAAATCTATCTAGCACATAAGCAAGGCTTTATCCGTTCCAAGATCTACAACCGTAAGCGAAGACTACACGGGGTACACTGGTACAATTCAAGCCAAGGGATAGCAACATCTAAGCGGGATATGGATCTAGGCCACCTAGAACGGGAAGCTTTGAATTGCCAGATCCAATCAATAGCGGGGGACGTTTTAGCTACGGCTACTAAGAGGTGTTACGAAGGTATTAAGCGGGTACGGCTTCCCGGCTTTCGGATCGTTATGTCGATCCATGACGAACTGATCTTTAACGTTAAGAAGAAGTACGCGGAAGAAGCGATCCACCTTATTAGCAAGTGGATGGCTAGCGAGCTACCAAAGGGTAAGGGGCTGAAGTATGCCGTACCTCTGAAGGTAGACGCGGATCAGCAACGCTCATATGGCGAGGAATATCTAACACAGGAAGAGAAGATACGATGGTTAGGAGATTCCGCCGCACAGTACTACATAAGACGCTTACGCAAAGTTAACGCTAAAACAGGTTCGGGAGATCCTTTGTTACCTTGCCAATGGCGTGAAGCATAAGACACTAGCTGAAGTCTACGAAGTATCACGATCAACGATCAGCGCTATTGCTACCGGTAGGAATTGGGACCTTACGCTACCAGTAAGGCGGATTAGAAAGGCTGTTTAGCATGGCTACAAGAAAAGTACGTAAGACGGATCCGCAAAGCCGCGTAACCGCCTTGATCCTGGATCAGATCATGGGCTTGAAGCTATCAAAAGAGGAAGAGCTAAGATGGTTAGGGAACGAACTACAAGAAAAATATGTAAGACGGTTACGGAAAACAAACTAGATTGTTTGGTAAAAAAAATAGAATATCGGTTTATTTGGTCTTCACCAAACGATTTAGATAAACATGGTAATAGGGTTAGGTGGGAAGTCTACATTATCGAAGATCGTACCTATGTGATTGGGGATAGAGATATCACGTATTATGTAGGTGCAGCTTGTTTGGAATACGGGGCTAAAGTAAGCCACGGTACCTGTAAGTCATTGTGGAAAGCAAGGCAAAGATACCAAGCATTATCTGAAGTACTTGGCGGTTACATTAAAACAATTGTTGATACTGCTCCTGGTTATGCAAGGCGGTTAAGAAAGGTGGCTTAATGGCAACCCGCGAACAAGTGATTTTAGAAGAGCTAGCTATAGGGCCGGACCTTGATACGGAGTTTAGGAAGCAAGCGGCTTACTTTGCCTATCGCGGTTTCCAAGCGGCTAGCGCACATGATCGGGTTAGGATGCTAGAAGAAAGGGAAGAGCTACTGTTTAGCAGGCTATACGCAAAGTATAAAGCAACGCACAAAGACGCAAAGGAAAACGATTGTAAGAGCTACATACGAAAACACAAAGCCTACAAGCTAGCACAAGAACAATTAAGAACCGCTAAGAGTAGCCGGGATATTTTGAAGGTAGCGGTAAAGGCGTTTGAAATGCGGAGCGCTATGCTAATGCAGATCGGCGCTATGGCTAGGGCTGAATACGAATCGACCGATCCAAGGATTAGGGTTAAGCGAGCAACGAAGAAGGCTAACAAACAAGTCCGTAAGGTGCTACGGCGGAAAGGAAGAAAGTACGATGGCTAAAAAGAAGAAGGGGAAGAAGGGCAGTAGTAGTATTCTAGCTAGGGCTAAGAAGAAGCAGAAAGAGATCGAAGATCGTAACGCTAGCGAGTATCACGAACTAAAGCAGGGTTGGAACGTCTTTTTTATTTTCCGTAACGCAGACAAAGAAGCGGATCCATGGAAAGAGGTTATCCGCCACGGTATGCTAGCTTGCCCTAAAGCAATGGCGGGTAAGTCTTGCGATCTATGTAAGGCGCTTATCAAGCGTATCAAGAAGGGCGATACGGACTTTGAAGAAAAATGGCGCTTGAAGCCAAGGGGCTACTTCAACGCGATTAGGAAGAAGGATCTTAAGAAGAAGGATCCTACTTGTATGAAGCTTCTAGCCGTAGCGCCTTCGGTCTTTACTGAGATCATCGATCATATCGTAGACGAACAGATCGAGATCTGGGATCCGAAGGCTTGCGTACCAGTAGCGATCAAGCGCAAGGGTACGGGCTGGAAGACTCGCTACCCAAAGGTTACGTTTGGTGAGGCGGTAGATATTAGTAAGTACGTTACTCCAGATATGATAGAAGCCCTTTGGGACCTTGATACGATTAGGGCCGCTAAGCCAGCTTCGAAGCAGGAACTACTAAAGGCGATCAAGGGGGCAGACGCAGACGAAGACGACGAAGACGACGTAGACGATCTTGATACGGAAGACGAAGAAGAGGAAGAAGACACCGGGGACATTGAAGACGACGATCTAGAAGACGACGAAGAAGAGGAAGACGACGATCTACTAGAAGAACCGGATGATGAAGACGACGAAGACGACGAAGAAGAAGACGACGAAGACGACGAAGACGACGAAGACGACGAAGACGACGAAGACGAAAAGCCCAAGAAGAAAAAGAAGAAGGCTAAGGGTAAGAAGGATAAGAAGGGTAGTAAAGATAAGAAGGGAAAAAAGAAGAAGGGTAAGAAGGGTAAGAAGGATTAGCGATAGCGAAAGGCGGAACCGTTGCTACTACTGCGGGAAGCGTATAACTAACATGCTTCTTGTTTCATGGAAGACGGTAGCGGCTAACGGACAACCGCCCCGCTTCTGCCATTGGGATTGTCAAAGCGCTTGGCTGTATCGCTTCAGTGTTAGGGGTTGGTAATGCGTTTACTGTTTGACGTTTCTTCGATCGCGTATCGAGCACATTACAAGCTTAAGCTTACCGATAGGGACGGCAACCTTACAGGGGTTGTCTACGGCTTGCTTCGGTCAATAGAGCGTTTATCGGTAACCTACGAACCTGAAGAAGTGATCTTGTGCTTTGACGGTGGAAGCGAAGCTAGACGGGAATTGTACCCGCAGTATAAGGGCAACCGCACTAACGACGAAGCTAGGAAAGAAGTACGAAGACAGCTAGCGATCTTCCGAAGTATTGCGGGTACGCTTCCCGTAGTTTGTGTAGGGGAACCGGGAGTAGAAGCAGACGACGTTATAGCGCTTATCGCCGCTTTCTGTAAGCAAGAAGAGATCGGGATCGTAACCGGTGATCATGATCTCTATCAACTGATCGATCTACCTAGTCACTACGTAGTGGATCCTTCGGGTAAGAAAATGAAGCAGGTAACGATCAAGAAGTACAAGATCAAGATTAGATCTAAAGACGTTGTGTTATTCAAATCGCTGGTAGGCGACGATAGCGATAACATAAAAGGCGTAACAGGGGTAGGGCCGGTAGGGGCTAGAAAGCTGATCGAAGAATTTAGAGGATCGTTTAGGCGGATACTGAAGCACGCTAAGAAAGAAGGGGGACTAGGGCGGGATAGCTACAAGAAGGTGCTAGCTACTCTTACCCGTAACGTGCGACTAATCACGCTAGACGGTTCACTACTTACCAGCGATCAACGGATCTCGATCCTTGATCAGTATCGGTTGGGTAGGTTGGAAAGGCGAATAGATAAGAAGGCGCTTACCGCTGAATTGAAGCGGATAGGCTTTAACCGTTTCATAACCCGGTTAGCAGGGTTCTTGATTCCGTTCCGCGCAATGGTAAGGGAAAGACGTAATGGAGCTACAGCGGAAGTACGTAAGGCGGATACGAAAGGTAGCAGCTTTGTCCGAAGGATTAGGAAGACAGCTTAGCGTTAAGCCTAAGACTTTGGAAAAAGAGAACGAACAAAGGAAGCTAACGCAGTTTTCGATCCTGGAAAAAAAGAACCTATGGGCAATGCTACACAACGCTACACCCGACGCATTAAGCGAATTGTATCACATAACGATGTACAGGTTCGGGCTAAGCGAATTGGGAAACATGCTAAGAGAGTACCTGAAGAAGCACAAAGGTTACGGTTCACCCGAATACTTAAAAAGGTGTCCGTATTGCGGAGTAGAAGATCCGCCCCCGCCGAAGAAGAAAGCCCCAAAGGTACGGGATTTAAAAGCAACCAAGAAAGAAGAATAGAAAAGCTAAGACAGCTAGACGCACTAACAACGCTTAACACGTTTCAAAAATGGGAAGAAGCGCAAGCTTGGATCAAGAAGCAGGAACGGGGAACGCTCGAATTCGTGTTAGGGCTAATCAATAAGTTTGACGAAGACGCTAGCTATATCCCTTCTAATGAAGAGGTAGGGCGCTTGAAGGATATCTACGAAGCTTGGACTTCGGAACCGCCCGATTGGTGGTAACAGCTTCCCCGGTTTGCGATCTTCGCAAACCGGAAGGGGATACAATGATTAGAAAGAATAAGCCCCGCTTTATCAGGATCGTTAGGAAGGTATCGACATATACGGACATAGACGCTGTAGCCGCTTCTGTTGTTGCTGCTTTGGGTAAGGATAGCGTTTACCGCGCAAGGGAAACGCACTTAGGGGAACCTACCGCTTGGGTTAAGTCTGGTGTACCTGATTTAGATGAGATCCTAGATCGGAAGTGTAGGGGTTGGCCTTTTGGGCGTATCGTTGAAATGTTCGGCGGGGAACAAAGCTGTAAGACGGGGATCGGCTATGCGTTGCTAGCTGAAGTCCAGAAGCTTGGGGGCGTTGCTATTCTCTTCCCGTCTGAAGGCAATTACGATCAATGGTTAGCGGAACGCTACGGTATCGATCTGGATAGGCTGGTTATCGGGGATGACGAAACGGTAGAGGGTATCTTTAGCGCTAGCACTATAGCGATCAACCGCCTTCCTTCTAACGGTATGCTAGCTATTATGATCGATTCGATCGCGGGTACTAGCACAAAGGCGGAACTAGACGAAGAAGAATTGAAGCAGGATAGGCAAGCGCAACTAAGGGCGCAGTTCATTAGTAAGGCTATGCGTAAGCTTAACGCTAAGATTGCTAGGAAGAAGGTGCTACTATTCTGCGTTAACCAGATACGGGAAGCTACGGATATTTTGTACGGTGAAAAGACAAAGCCGGTAGGGGGTAAGGCGCTTAAGTTTCACGCTAGCGTAAGGATCAAGATCACCGTACTAGGGAAGATTAAGCGAACCCGAAAGGGCAAGGTGTACATAGGCGGGTTTAAGCTTAGGCTTGAATCGGTGAAGAACAGACTAGCGCGGCCCTACCAGCAAGCGGAAATAATCGTCGATTTCGATAGGGGCCTTTTGCCTGTTAAGCATAAGAAGAAAGCAAGTAAGGGCTAAAGTTGACTATCACGGGTTGCTACCAGTGAAGAAGGCGAGCTAATGAAGCCGATCGGGGTACTAGGTGATCTTCACATTGGCCGATCGCTTTACGGCTATAGCCTTACCGATAGGATCCGTTTGGCTATGTATCGCTTCTTTACCTTTTGCGTAACGTACAAAGTAAGGATGGCGGTTCAAGTGGGGGATATCTTCGATAGCCCCCGCCCAACCTTGGAACACGAAAAGATCGTTATCCAATGGTGTAACGAATTTGAAAGGGCGGGGATCAGCCTATTCCTTATCAATGGCAACCATGACGCTACGGGCAAGGCTGGACTAGGATCGGCGCTAGACGTTATCAAGGCTAGTAGCTTCCGCTTTGTTGACGTGATCAACCGACCTACTCTGCTAGTAGGATCACGTCTTGGGACTAAACCATATAGCGGCCCCAACCTTTACCTAGTCCCCTTCCCTTCCCCGTCTATCTATAAGGTAGTCAGCGATTGGGAACGGGCTGTTATCCATAACACCGGGGGAAGCAAGCCTATAACCTTTTGTCACCTAAACATAGAAGGCGCTAAGGTAGGCGATCAAGACTTCCCCTATAGGGGCGATCACTACAACCTACCGGATAGGGTGATCAAGGAATCGCGGTTAGTTGTAGGTGGACATATCCATAAGCCGCAAAAAATAAAGAAGAAGATCCACCTAGTAGGGGCCGCTGAAAGGTTGCGCTTTGATGAGCGTAACGAAGAACGTTACTTCACCTTGCTACACCCTGATTGGTTGCCCTACCCGGTTGTCCACTACAAACGATCAGACGCGTTGCAGCTTAGACAACTAACGCTAGACGCTTCAGGCTTCACAAACGAAGGGACGACAACCGAAGACGTTAAGCGAGCTATCCAGGATCAAGACGTGCAAGGCGCGATCGTAAAGGTCGCACCTTACATAGACGAACTATCTACGGTTGATTGGAACGAAGTATCTAGCGCCTTGTATAAGCAAGGGGCGGATCATGTAGTGATAGCCCCGCCGATTCACGTTAAGACTAAAGTAGCAAGGCGGATAGCTAAGGGCCGGATCGATCATAGCAAGATAGCTAGACGCTTTATCATTGCCAGAATCAAAGACAAGCGGGAACGGAAATTGATCTACAAACGCTTCAAGCGGATAGCAGGGTAGAGCAATGCTGATCGAAAGGCTAACGCTTCAAAACTTTATACGCTTCCGCCGTAAGTGCGAAATAGACTTTAGGGGTAAGGGTACGGTTGGGATCGTAGGTCCCAATGAAGTAGGTAAGTCTTCTATCCTTCAAGCTATCTGCTATGCCTACTACGGTAGGACTAGGGCGGATCGTGAAGAGCAACTTATCAGCGATAACGCTAAGGGCGATATGTTGATCGGGATTAGTCTTAGGTTGGAAGACGGATCGCTATTTGAGATCAGAAGGGGGCGCACCTTAGCCAACAATCCGATCCTTACTTGTACGGGCTA